GCGGGACCTGATGCGGTTGTAAACATCACAGCGGAAACTACTTTAACTTTTGCTGCTCACGCAGGTAAAGTTATCAAAGTAAATGATGCAGATGGTGCAATCACACTTCCAACAATCAAAGCAGATAGCAAAGGTGCTACAGCTGGCGACAATGACCCAAATGCAAATAATCATTTAGGTGCTGTTTACAAATTTTTTGTAGGCACAGATTGTTCAGATTGTGACATCAAAACTGACGGAACTGACAAATTTGTTGGTCATGCAACAGTTGTTAACGTTGCAGACGGTACAAACAGCACGTTTGCATCAGACCCATCATCAAATGATGTTATCAGCATGAACGGTGGAACTACAGGTGGAGATAAAGGTAGCACAGTTACTATCACTGCACTTGAAGACAATTTATATTTAGTAGAAGCGATGTTGATCGGTACAGGTACTGAAGCAACACCTTTTGCAGATAGTTAATAGATAATTAGTATGGGGCTTCGGCCCCATACTTAATTTAATGGAGAATAAAATATTATGTATAAAAGTGATGTAAAAGCAGTTAGAGTCACAGGTACTGGATCAGTATTCGCAGGCAGAACAAGACTTAGAGGTATCATTTTAGAAAATGATCATGCCACTGATACTCAATCAATTACTTTACAATCAGGTGGAGTAACTCAGTTTTTAGTAAGCTGTCCAGCCGGAGATGTTTTTGCTTTCAATATTCCTGAAGATGGAATTTTATTTGAAAGTGGTATGACTACTTCTGCAATCGGTGCTAACGTTGAAGCGACTGTATTGATTGATAAGTAGGAGGTTAAATGGCTAACACTACCTCGGGAACAACAACTTTCGATAAAACTTTTGCTATCGATGAGATAGTAGAAGAAGCTTATGAGCGTATCGGACAGCAAAATGTTTCTGGATATCAACTTAAATCTGCAAGAAGATCTCTTAATATTCTTTTTCAAGAGTGGGCAAATAGAGGACTTCACTATTGGGAGATAGCAAATAATAATATTACATTAGTTGCAGACCAAGCTGTTTATACTATGTTTAGATCATCTGATGATGGTACATCAGATGCAACAGCTGTATTTGGAGTTGATGATGTTTTAGAAGCATCATTTAGAAATGATAATATTGATTCACCTCTTACAAAAATAAATAGATCACAATATCAAGCGTTATCTAATAAAACAGCTACGGGTCAGCCCACACAATATTATGTTCAAAGATTCATAGATAAAGTTACAATAACTCTGTATCTAACACCTGGCTCAGATCAAGCAGGTAAGTTTATAAATTATTATTATGTTAAAAGAATTCAAGATGTGGGAGATTATACAAACGCAACTGATGTTCCTTATCGTTTTGTACCATGCATGTGTGCAGGATTAGCTTATTATCTTGCTATTAAAAATGCACCACAAAGAGTTCAAGAATTAAAATTATTATATGAAGATGAATTACAAAGAGCTCTATCAGAAGATGGTTCATCATCTAGCACTTACATAAGTCCTAAAGTTTACTATCCGGAGGCATAATGGCATTATCTTCAGGAAAATTTGCAAAATTTATTTCAGATAGATCTGGACAAGAATTCCCATATTCTGAAATGGTTATAGAGTGGAATGGTTCTAGAGTGCATATATCTGAATTTGAACAAAAACATCCACAGTTAGAACCAAAATCTCATTCAGCAGATGCACAAGGTTTATTAAATGCTAGACCTGCAAGAATAGAACCTGCAGTAGCTAGAGTCTTAACTTTAAACCCATTTTCAATTACAAATGGATCAACGACTGTAACTGTTTTTGAAGAAAATCATGGTAGATCTACAGGTGATGTTGTTAGATTTAGAACAGGAGAAGGTTCTTTTGGTATAACAAGTGCGGATATTAATAAATCTGCGGGATTTACAATTACTAAAGTTAATGCTAATAATTACACATTTACAGCAGCTGGAACAGCAACTGCAAATACAAATATAGGAGGGGGGAGTATATCGGCTGGTCCGGTAACACTAACACCATAATGGCAGGATTAAGCGCATCAGGATTAAAAACACAAATAAGAAGTTACACAGAAACAGACTCTAATGTTTTATCAGATAGTGTTTTAGAAAATATTATTTTAAATGCTCAACTTAAAATATTTAGAGAAATCCCTATTGATGCAGATAAAAAACAACAGACTATAAATTTAGTCCCAGGTCAAGAAACCATTAACGCCCCTGCAGGAGCAGTTTTCATTAGAGCTATTCAAGTCTATGATTCTAGTTCTGTTTTAACAGGTCCAAATACTTTTTTAGAAAAAAAAGACATGACTTATCTACAAGAATATCAGGACGTGACAGGGACATCAGCAGCACAAGGCAAACCAAAATATTATGCTATGTTTGGCGGAGCAACTGGTGATACAGATACCACATCTGGTCGTATATTTTTTGCTCCTACACCAAATACAAATTATCTAGCTAGAATACATTTTAATAAACCACCTGCTCTTTTAGAGAATGACGATACCAATTATATCAGTCTAAACTTTCCAAATGGGCTGTTATATGCATGTTTGGTTGAAGCATATGGCTTCTTAAAAGGTCCAATGGATATGTTGACATTATATGAACAAAAGTATAAACAAGAGGTACAGAAGTTTGCTGCAGAGCAAATCGGTAGACGTAGAAGAGACGATTACACAGACGGCAC